CATTCTACTCTCCCAATTTTCTTTGCGACTCAAGAGTTTCCACAATTTCCCTAAGAAATTCTTCTGATGTTTTAACCGCAACATCCAACTCTCCTTGGTTGTGACAAATGTTACAATCATCAACCGAATTGCCATGGAAATTACGAACATAACCGTTTCCGTGACATGCCCAACAAGGTTTTCTAAACATTCTTTTCCTCCCTGTCACTCGCCACCAAAACTGGCGACGGTCTGTTGAATTGAAATACCGCACGGGCAAAGCCGCGCGGGGTCGCACTGCGGATGTTCTTGGTCCTTAACGACTTGCCCAAAATAGGCGAAAAAACCCTGCTCTTCGTCGGATCAGTCCTGTCATACGCAATAGACAAGTGCGGGACACTGCGAAGCATGGGCATCTTGAACCCGCCACCCGTCCACAGACAGGTGCGCTTGCGGTACGCATCACGCGGCGGAATGATGTCCGGCCATTTCGGATGAACATCGTCCTCTGGCAAATACCCACCAAAATCACACGGGTCAAACCTGTGATCAGGCTTGTGCCACAAACGCGATAACGCACCCACAGGGTTCTCAATGTAGTACGGGCAACCCAAAGACCCCGCAAACCAATCAGCTAACAGAACATGGCTTGCCGCTTCCGTCTGGAAATCCGGGTTGGCCTTCGCCTTCTTGGACCACCAACGCGCACCAGACGCCGCAAGGTCCGTACAAGGTGGGAACGCACTCATGAAAGCAACCCTGCCCGAATGGCGATCCAGTAAACGACGCAACGTGCCTAGATCATAAAGGTCAGCACGTGCGTAAGTGATCGATCCAGAATTGTACATTGAAGTGGTGGGAACGTCCGAATGCTGAATGTCATACGCGTAACACTCATACCCGGCCTCTGCCCATGGAATTAAAGCCTCGCCCGTGTAATCGTATAAGGAAATGACTTGGTTTCTCATAACTCTCCCTTTCTGAAGATTCCATACCGTAGCATGAATCATGGACCAATGTCAAATGTGACTTGCGTTGCCCCACCATGCCGAACCGCGCCTAGCCCCGCCCAACCGAAACTGACTTGCCTTGCGTTGCCCCGCCGTGCCGAGCCGTGCCCTGCCGGAACTGACTTGCCTTGCCCCGCCTGACCAGGCCCTGCCGTGCCCTGCCATAACTGACTTGCGTTGCCCCGCCGTGCCGAGCGTTGCCCCGCCCCGCGACGCCAGAACTGACTTGCGTTGCTTCGCCCTGCCATGCCATGCCGAGCGTTGCCCCGCCGTGCCATAACTGACTTGCGTTGCCCCGCCGTGCCCCGCCTCGCCCAGCCTTGCCTTGCCTGACCCTGCCAGAACTGACTTGCGTTGCGGTGCCATGCCTGACCGTGCCCCGCGTTGCCGCGCCTGACCGTAACTGACTTGCGTTGCCTCGCCCTGCCAAGCCGGTCCTTGCCGTGCCCTGCCGTGCCATAACTGACTTGCGTTAGGGGCTGATCAGATGATCCCCGTGACTCTTCAAATCACGGCACAAGGCCCGCATACTCCGCGCACGATCAGCCTGAGAAGCGTCCATCTTCAATTCCGACAAAGCCTCGAGCTTCACCGATAACTCATCGACGCTGCTCACAACCTCACCGATTACAAAATCAAGCTTGGACGGATCCTTCACAACACGCTGCAAAGGCTCATAACGACGGTCAGTGCTGTCGTTGATCTCAACAGAAACGTACTTCGGCGTCCTGTTGCCCGCGGGCGTAACAATCTTTACACGCTTGATCAAAACACGCGCCTGACTGATCCGATGCTGATGACCCGCCTTGGCATCGTCCCACTCAAACCATGAGTGGAGCGGGTTGTCGGGGTCCTTTGCGACCCCGACAACCGCCTCTGGCGTAAGACCAGTTTCACTCCGGTCAATCCTGTCCAACTCATCGGATAAAACAGAAGTTTTCAACGCCATTATGCCGCCTCCGAAAGCTCATTGACCATGGCAACGTCACCCAGTTCAAAACGACCAAAATCGCCGTTCTTCTCAGGGCGCCACTCACCAATGCCAACGGACAAACCCGCACGATACAAAAGAGACGCAATTGAAGACGCCGAAATGTTGTCCTCATCATATTCAATCGTCAGGGTAGCACTCCATTGCGGGAACTCAGGACGATACCGAAGGTCCATGGCCTGTTGAACCTTGACCTCATCGGTACGCATCATCGGCTCACCATAAAGGCGAACGCACGGGATTTGACGAACAACATCCCGACCATCAGCCTCGATGAAAAACATCTGACGAGCGTCAGTCATGGTGATGCCGTCAACCATCTTGCTGGCACGAATCGCCGCCTGCTTAAACGCATTACAAGGGAAACCATACGAACCGTCTTCGAGCTTATAAAAACAGGCCTCGTATTCCTCCCGCGGCTTGCGCTTTTCACGCTTTACCGCCTTCTTGATGCCCGCGTGCTTATCCTGCATCTGCTTACGGACCTTTTCCGAATACGCGTTGCAGATCAACCCCGACCGACTCTTGATCGAAAGGTTCAACACGCTGAAGTTTACAGGTTGGATTTCAATAAGATTACTCATCACTTTCTCCATTGCTTTCTTTGTGGATAACCATAGTACCTTTAAACATGGACCATGGTCAATACAGTTTTTACTATATACAGGCATTTCAAAAAATAAAAACTTTTTTTCAAATTATGGAGGTAAAAAAGTGTATATGTGTATAAACGTAAAAATATGGTATGTAACTTGTTGATTACCTTGGATAGTGGTCAATACACTTATTATACACACTATACACTTGGTACCCCCTGTATACACTTTTCTAGCCGCACGGCCATTTGACCATGGATATAAACAGGGTTAGTTTTGAAAACGCTTATTATAGGAAGATGCTCAATGAAGCGCCGAATGGAAGTGAAAGCAGAGCAAATTGAGGAGTCGCATGGTCGGAAATTGACCAACCGACAAAAGACCTTTGCCCGCCATTTTGTTGATGGAACGCACTCAAATGCAGAATGCGCTAGGTTGGCCGGATACTCTGATAAGAACGGTATAGCCAAGATCCAGGCGCATAAACTCCTCAATGCGAAATACTTCCCGCATGTAGCTGAATACGTTTTTGAGCTCCGAGAGGAACGCGAACGTAAATATGGCGTCACGCTCATGGGACAATTAAAAAGGCTCCGTGACTTGTCGGAAGGCGCCGAAGAAGCTGGTCACTTCTCTGCTGCCATCAACGCTGAAAAGACACGATCCGCCTTGGGCGGCCTTACCACTGATAGGCGGGAGACAAATCACTTCCATGCTATCGAGAATATGGACCGTGACGAAATAGAAACCAGACTTGCGGAATTGCGGAAGAACCACCCAAGCGTTTTTGTAGAAGCCCAGTATGAGGTGTTAGATGGCTCAAAAACCGGAAACGTTGATGTGGAAAAGTCTTCGGGCAAAGATGCCCCAGCATTGGCACACCACGAGAATAGAGAATAGGTTTGGCGGGGGTATACCAGATGTACATGTGTGCGCGGAAAGCCTAGCTTTTTGGATTGAACTCAAAACAACCAAGACTAACCGCGTAAATGTTTCAGCACATCAAGTTGCGTGGAATTTTGCGTATTCACAGTCGGGGGGCATAAGTTTCTTCCTTGTCTCCCCCCTCTCGTCCTCGAACCTATATTTATTTGCGGGGGACCAAGGTCGGGGGCTCGCGGAACACGGGCTTCGGTCGGGGTCGGTCGGGTCGGGGACCATTGTCCCGTGCCTTTGGTCGGGGTCGGTCGGGTCGGGGTTTTTTGATGCGCTGCTCGAGATCGTTCGGGGTCGGGTCGGGGTCGGGGCCGGTGGCCCGCGGCAAGCTGCCGCCGAATAAAATACCCCGACCGGCTCAAGGGGAAAAGCCGGCCGGGGCGGCCACCCGATGCATCGGGTGGCGCGGCGCCATTATGTGCCAACAACCGGCGCCGATGCTTTTTTAGCCCGCAACCACCCGCTGTTTCGGGCTTGGTTCCGAGCGTCTTTTCCGTTAATCGCCGATATCCTCTACCCCTGCGGATATCATGGTTTGACGGTGCGCCTCGAAGACGGCCGCTTTGCCGGCGCCCCAAAGAGTGCCTGTCCATAGCGACTTTAGCGCCTCCCGCAGCGATTCGATCTCGCGCTGCTGCGCGTCAAGAGCCGTCTGTTGTTCTTCAACTAGCTCCGCCAGCATCTCGGGGATGTCGGCGTAACCGTAATTTGCCATCAGCTTGCTTCCCTTCCGTTTTCATTGGAGCAGCGCGATCCCGCCGAACACCTTTTCTTGGTTTAGCAAATCGCCAAAGGCTTCAGCTTCCGCCCGGCTGGCGAACGGCCCGAAATGGACCGTTAGAAGACAAGCTTCGGTATCGGTTAACTCGCCGATTTCCATCCAATACGACCGGCCACCAGTACGGGCTACGCCTTTCGTCGCCATGTGGATCTCCATCGATCTGTGCCGGGATCAAAAAGCACTGCCGCGTCGAAAAATCCTTCGAACGGCATGGTGACGCGGCCGTGTTTTTTACATGTTGCGTTTGTGTGGCGCACGCACGGCGTCATGTCGTAAATCTTGATCTCTTCATCGGGTGCCACGAATCGCCCGCAATCCGGGCACACGCGGATGAAACAAGCATCGCCGTACATAATTCGTGGCCTCTCTTCGTGATCCATTTCACTCCTCCTTGGCCTGGTCGGTGGTCATCAGTACCCCCGCACGACAAAGCCGCTTGTGTCGGCTTTGGCCTTTGATCCTTTCGGATCCAGCCCGACAATGACGGGCGACGGATCCAAGTGCCGCAAGTCGTGTTCCGTTCCGTCGATCACTTTATGACCCATGAATGTTTCCGGCATACCCTCGCCAAATACCACCGCTACATTGTGACCCGCGGCGAGTACCTTTTCCGCGTCGGCTTTGTTGGTTTCCGATAGGCTAAAGGTCAAGTGATAGTTGTCCGGTTTGCGCTGGTCTAGAATGCGCCGCACATTTTTGGTGTAGTCAATGAACTGTGTTTTTGGGAACCGTTCGGGCAATGTTTGCCCATTGTCTGTTTTTACCCGCTCGAACGGAATATCGGTTGACCCATTGGGACGGATGGCCAGCTTTTTGTTTTCACGGTCTGCTTTCCGAATCATTGCGCGAATATGGCGTGCCATTTCGGCCAAGAACGCATTTCGGTCCTTCATGAAAAACTGCGATTTTGCCTTGCGGCTTTCACGCACTTTGTTGGTTCCGTGTTCTAGATCGGAAACCATAGCAGCTTGTCCGCTGTACATACCTAGGCACAAGTCGCGGCAACCTTGGCTCGAGTGCGGGCACAAGTTACCGGCGCCGCCCGTGGTGTGGGGCGCCATGTAGTTGATACCGTTAAGGTAACCGTATTTGTCGGCCTTGATGGCTTTCGCGCTGTCGGTTGAAAAGAATTTTGTAAACTTAGGCTTCATGATGATCTCTCCTTGTTGGTTGTTGACAGGTTTATTCTACCATTATTTTCCAGTTTGTCAAGTCGGGCCGGGGTCGGGGTCGGGTCGGGTCGTAAAAAAGCCCCGGCCAGGGTGGCGGCCGGGGCGCCCGGTAGTTACCGAGCGGCAACTGGGGAGGATGTCGCGCTCGAGGTGCGGGCACCGGCAGCTTACGGCCGGCCCCGCTCCCCCGTCAATTTCAAATGGAATTGTTACGCTGCATATTCCAATTCCTCCCCGTCTATCCATACGGTGATTGAACCACCCTTGCAAATATTTGTAACTTGCCCTTCCCCTAACGGGAGGAACTCAACGAAGTCGTCCCCGCTAATGGCGTGGGTTTTATCCCACAATGTGTCGCGGTTGGCCTTTGTTGGCTTGTAGCCTTTGGCGTAGACTACTGTTGAATGTTGAGCCTTCAAGTTTTCGTGCGACCGAAACCTTTTTTTGGTCGGTGACATCAGGTAGATGCCATCATCCTTGACCAGCCAAAGGCCTTGGTCTTCCGTTGTTTCGCCTGTGTACGGAATTTTCCGATCATGCGCCATTGCGTGCTTCATCATTGGCGCGAGGTCTTTTGACCTGAACACTAATTTAGTTTTCATAATTTCCTCCTTGGTTGTTGACAAAGAGATAGTCCCATATATAATGGATCATGTCAACAACCAAAGGGAACAAAGCAATGGCCAAAAACTTATTCAGGAAAATCGCGAAAGATAAGCCTTATGCGGTGTATGAGGACCCGCGCACAGGCTGGCGTTGGGAAGTGCTGCACACGTGGAAAGGTAAGGCCGGCGAGGACAAGGACCGCTATGCGCGATGGTTCTGCCGCGTCAAGTCGCCCATTGTGCCTTATGGTGAGATGGGGGATGTTTACCGTTCCGATGTTTTAGACAACGCAATGTTGGTCGATGCCACCGACCAATGGCGCGCCGAATACGATTTGTAGGGAGAAAGAAACATGTCTGATGGGCGGCCTTCGGGCCGCCCTTTTTTATGCTAGGTCGGGCCGGCCTTCGGGCCGCCCTTTTATTATGGTCGGGTCGGGTCGGGTCGGGGTATAATGCACGGGGGGGACATGATGAAAAAGAACATCGAAGTTTCATAAATTTAGGGCGGCCCGACGGCCGCCCTTTTTTATTGGGCCGGAAACTAGGCTGGGGGACCAAACCCCCCAGCCTAGGACCTTGTCGTTTTCATCATAATATCGCCAACGCATTGGGGTAATCTTCCCTTGCGTCTGCGCGGCTTCCGTACGTGGCCACGGTGAAAGTTCCCTCGCCCGTTCCGTCGCACGTTTGGCAATCGCTTTCGCGAAAGGTTGCAACGCCCGTCTGGATTTCGCGGACGCCGCTACCTTCGCAGGTAGCGCACGCCATCACGATGATAAAGCTATTCATTGCACACGTTCCATTTCACGGATGGGACTGTTTTGAACATATGGCCCTTCAATTATTTTAGGCCCTTCACCATTGGCCGCCTTGTGCGCGTTCATGAAAACAGACAAATCGCGATCCTCTTCGAGGTACAGCGTATCCCCTAGCCGATATGAATATCGGCTAAAGTTAGAAGGCTTTAGGCCTAGCGCTTCGCAGTCGCCTAGTGGCACCTCAAGCCACCCGTGGGCTGCGTCTGCATGGAATTTATAAGACATTGTCTTCCCTTCTGTTGTTGACATCCAGATAGTACTGCCATATTATCCCATAGTCAACAACAAACAGAGAAAGGGAGAGTTATAGGATGGAGATAAAGTCTATCAAATACTGGGTAACCATGACCGACAAATTTATGTCTGGATGGGGGCTTGCCCGAGGCACGATCAACAAATTGGTGATTGCTTGTGATACCTATGAACAAGCCGAGATTATAAAGCGGGTTGCTAACGGTAGATCAGAAATGAAGCATGTAAACATCTGCCTTCGTAAACCGTCCTACCCTAGATATCTCGTTAGTTGGAAAAATTACGACGATATGCCGGGTTGGCGTTAATCGACCCCATCGGGTCGGGATCGGGGTGGCCTTCGGGCCGCCCTTTTTTATGGTCGGGTCGGGTCGGGTCGGGTCGGGGCCGGCCGCCGGCCGCCGGCCGCCGGCCAGGGGCCGCGGCCCCTGGTAGACGTATAGTCTAACCAAGTTAACG